ATCATAGATGAGAAGTCCACCAGTCGCATCAGGACCGACTGAATCTGCAAACACGCCTATTCTGTAAGCATTTTTATTGGTTAATGTGGAAGAGTATGCTGATGTTACAACAAGATGTTCGTTGTTCGTAATAGAAGAAATCGTTTGATCTTCACCATCAACTCTTAGAGTTTGACCAGTCTTTAACTCATACGAGAACTGAGTTCCTGCTCCCCAAACTGTTCCATTGGTACTATAAACATTTACCGTGCCGCTAATTCGTGTGTTGCCATTTGGTGTTGCAACCTTACCGACAAACAATGCGTCGAATTGATTGTTACCATTTGCCCAAACAGTTTCAAAGTTTTCGAAATAATCAGTGTAATCTTCTTCAGTAACATTGAGAACAAGATTAACATTATTTGGAGTCATTGGAGCAAAATTTGCTGATCCAATGAGTGTATCTCCAAGGAACTCGATTGATGTTAAATCATAATTAATCGTTTCTAAGAAATTTCGTTGGCTATTTGATGTGCATGCAGACGTGTTTAAACCAATGACGCGCAAATCAGTGGATGAATTTGCTTCATCATCATCAACACCTAACGTTCTTAATACAACGACTTGAGTGTTATAATGTTCTCTATATCCGTAGCCAAAAAAGATTGGAGTAACAGCTTCAATAGATCCACGCGTCACGTTACCAACGAGTGCTGCTGCATCGTTTGCTTCAGCAGAAGTACCAAGACCTCCAGTAATAACAACAGGATCACCTACGTTATAAAGCAAACCGCGACGACGCTGACGCGGATCTGTGCGAATATTTGAATCAACTCTAACATTCGACAATGTTCCGATGATACGTTCGCGGAAAACGCGATCGATACCATTTACATCGACATAATTTACGATAATATCTTCGCCGTTATTAAAGTATTTTGTGATGTTTGAGATATAAATCTCAATAATTTCTCTACCATTTGTTTCATCGATCGTACGATTTGCCGACTCAATAATACAAGTCGCGCCTGAAACCGAACCGACAACGAGTTTCTTTTCTAGAAGATTAACATCAACGTTTTTGTTTGATTCACCGACAGTAATTCGAAATGCTCTTGGCTTCTTCCACTTACCGTCAGAAGCAATAAGAATTTGCTCTTTTGGATAGTTGATTTCTAGGTCAGTATCGTAAAGTGCCTTAAAGAGCCACTTGAGTGATTCTTCGCTACCTTTCTTGCTGTAATATTCTCTTGCACTTTTGAGAATCTTTTTAATATCGAGTGATGGATTCTCTGGGAAATATGGTAACAATTCATCTTTAAAGTAACGAACAAACTCGTCTGGAGTTTCGTCAATGTCACGATAATCACCAATCTGCATAGCATGATAGATTGTATTGCCTGCAGTGTTAGATATTCCAGCTGGAGCATTTTGTTCCAACCATTGATAGTACAATTCAATAAATCTTTTGAATTGTGGATGGTTTGCTTTGACGAAGTCTGGTAACTGCGTCTGAACAAGTGCTGATATAGTTTTTTCAGCTGCTGCCATATTATGACTCGACAATAGCGTTTACAGTTACTGATAGTGCGGCTGGATCTGACTGATCAAGTGTAATAATTCTATTTCTTTCGGAAGAGAATATTTTCTTAACAGGAGTGGCTTTTATTACAATCGTTCCAAATGGATCTGAGATCGCAGTTGGGAAAAAATTGTTTAGCGTTATAGTTCCAGTTTTATAGTCAACAGTTCCGATATTCTCAACAACTGTTTTCTTAATTGAATTAATAATGGTGAAGATCTTTAACTGACCCACACGACCCTGAAGAATTGGTCTTACTGTGGCGTTAACACCACCACCACCCTCAATTCGAGCAATGGCAGAAGTATATCCACTTCCTGGATTTGTAATAATAACTTTACGAAGCGTTCCGTTTACAATGAGTGCTTGAGCTGCGGCACCTGTTCCATCACCATCAATATAAACTGATGGTGTAGATGTATAACCACTACCTGCTGCAGTCACTTCAATTTCTTCAATGCCTGTATAAGACTGCAAGATTTCTTCAATAAAACACTCACGATCAACGTTCGAACTATCCAAATAGGTAAATGATGGAGTTGTTGTTATGCGCTGTAAAGTTGTACCCTGTTGAAGTTCTGTTCCGAAGTTAATCTCATAACTCTGAGAGCGAGTTGTGTCTGGAGCAAATCTTTTCTCAATATAGACCTTAATGTCATTACTCATGATTGAATTCTCAGAGTCATCAATTGCTCTAGACAACTGAGAAACTTTAAATGAGTTATTAAAAGTATCTAGATTTGTATTTGCAAAATTTCTAATCGCAGCAGTAATAACACTCTTAACTTCTTCACCAGTTCTATTTGTTTTAGTTGGGTCGAAGTTTACGTCCACAATTAGATTTAAATAGTTATAGTCGGCAGCAACGTATTCTGGAGTCACAGTAAGCACTGAGAATGGACGAATAACATTATTCTTTACATACTCAATTTCTGTTACAGTAATTTCATAACCACCAAGTGGTTTAGCCGTAAAGAATACCTTGCCATAAACAGGAGGAACATTATCCTCTCCACCCCACACATTCACTGCTTCGAAGTATGGATAATCGCGATTAATAAGTGCGATATAATCGTTCTTTGTCACAGCGCGATTTTGAGCAATATATGATTTTGGCGCAGTAAACTTAATTTGATCGATAGTTTCTTCTGGTGCACCAGATGTAGATTCGCTTCGAAGAGTAACTGTAATTGTTGAGCCATTTAATACATTATCGAGTAATCTAAAAGATTTTAATCCATTGGCATTAATACCAGTCGTAACAACATAAGAAACGATAACGATATTTCCATCTTGTAATTGTTTTCCAATTACTCCATCACCAAAATAAATTTGGTATCTTCCATTTTTATTTTCTTCGAGATAATATACGAGTGCATTCTCATCAACATCAGTCGCATCTTCGGCTAGAATGTAAGTTTCTAAGTTTGCGTTTTGAGCTGACTTTTGAACTGCAACTACTAAAGTTGAAGTATCAATTCCAACATCTTGAAGTTCAAATACTTGTTTAGGATTTGTATCGGATGTATAAGTGTATGTAAATGTAACTGGCTGACCTTCTTTAATCTCTAGATTTTCTACATTAAACAAGCCAGTTGTTGTATTTTTAGAAACAATACGAGCAGAAGGAGTCACAAAAATATAATTAACTCCGTCCTTCGTTTCAGAAACAAATCTTGTAAAACGAGGGATTACAATAGAACTATTTGAATCGTTTGCAACTGGTGTGATAGTTAGATCGATCGCTGCTTTTGAAGAGACGCGAGAACGTGGCGTGTAACCAAGAAGTTTTGCGTGCGATACCACTGCACCACGAGTAAGTGCAGTATCGATAAACATCTCATTAGATACCATATTTAAATAGTAGCCCATGTAATGCGTGTTATATGCAAGAACATCTAGAAGCGTAGATAAACCAGAACCTTCGAAATTGTAATCGCTAAACTCGGTCTGAGCCTGCATAAACTCCTTCAAATTTGTTTTGATTGTATCGAAGTCTAGTTCAGCAACTTGAAGTTTTGCGTCAATATTTGCCATGTTATCTTACTCGTTCTAGGAAGAATGTGATTGTTATAGGTTGTGGGTCGTTTCTAACTATAAATTTAACAGAAACATCATATCCATTCTTATCATAATCAGGAATTACAACAACGTCAAGCAATTGAACACGAGGCTCATAATTTGTAATTGTTCTGATAATTTCTTCAGTTATGTTATTCGTAGTAATATTGTCAATTGGTTCAAACAAATATTTCTTCAAATTACATCCAATCTCTGGACGAAATAGTCTTTCATAATGTGCTGTCTGAAGAAGATTACCGATCGATTGAGCGATTGCGCTTTCGTTCGTTTTCTTCAAGATATCCTCAGTAATTGGATTTGGCATAAAATCCATATCGATATCGCTAAATGTTCTAGATGCTAATGCCATTTTTTACTCAGGTTTCTGTCGCCGAAATTGCTGAACTGAATGCGCTTTTCGCGCTGCTCGTCCCGATTCTATTAAAAAGTGCATACCCAACGCTACTTGTGTCTGAAAATTGAGAAGCCACACCCACCACCGTCGTTGCAGCAGTTAAGGTATTGCTCGCTTCATTGAATGCATGTGTATCGGAGTCAACAACAGCGTTCATTGTATTTGCATGATTATTTATAAGGAGTTGGCAATCGGAAACAAGACTAGAAATTTCAGCCGAATTAGCCACAGAATCGAGTCTAGAGATTCGAGCCAACTTATCATTTACAACGTATTGCAGTGAGTTAGTGATATTTGATAGTTTAGTGTCCGAAAACAGAGCCGAAGCAGTGTTTGAAATAAAATCTGCAGCATCTTCTCCAGTAAGACCCTTTAGAGTGTTTCCTGCATCTTTAATTTTGTTAAAATCAGGAATAGCGTCGGAAATAGAACTAGCCTGTCCTGATAGTAATTGAGTATGAGACTGAAACTCGGTCAATGCATTCTGTATTCCAGTGATTCCGTTCGTTAAACTGCTTAATTGACCACCTGTAAGTTTCGATGCGACAGCAGAAATTTGACTTGTTACACCTGAGATCTGAGACCCAAGAGCACCTTCTAATGCAGACATAGGATTTTGTGTAAGAGTGGTGATCGCTCCAGCTGCAGCCTGAACCTGAGAGATTATTCCTCCAAGTTGACCACCTATGGCGCCAAGACCACCAGCCTTAATTGCAACAGGAATTCCACCGATTGTTGTGGTTGATGTTTGCTGTAAGAACGAACCACCCATGTGGAGACGATCCATAACCGTAGATTTGAGTTCTGAAATAATATATGCTTCTGCTTTGGTTACGAATCCCATTTTATCCTCCCGTATTTGCTGAGGTCACAGCAATATTTACCGTTTCAGTTTTAGGATAAAGTTTCTTAGCCGTGACTGTTACGATTTGAACGAGACCATTATTTTTAGTTTTATCGATTTCTTTTTGAATATCAGAGTCAACATTAAAGTCTATATTCTTCGAAAATGCGCCTTGTGCAATCGTATCGATCTTTCCGAGAATTTCAGATTTAGATGCACCAACAAGGGATAAAATATCTCCGCGAGAGTTATTAATTGACGATTCAGCGCCAGCGACCTTCGCTGCAATTTCACCAATTGGTAGTGATGATGCAAGATCTTTGATTGTTGAGTCGAGTGTGCCCTTTAGATCCCCAACAACGCCAGAAATAGAAGAAGTCAAACCACTTACTGTTTTTCCGAGTGCACTTCCTAAAGTGCCACCAAGAGCACCACCTGATGTTGCTGCACCTACAGCGGAAGTCACTGCACTCACTGCCGAAGAAACGGCACCTGTTGCCGCATTTGCTGCAGCAGTAAAGGTAGAACCAAGAGTTGA